GGAGGCGAGGGCGGCAGCGGCGGCGGCTCTTGCGGGGGCTCGAGCATGCGCTCGAGCTCGTACTTGAGGCCGGCCTCGCGAGCGGCGACGTCGAGCTCGGAGAAGTCGGCACGCTTGGCGAGACGGATGGCCGCCTCCTCGGGCAGGATGATCTTGCCGTTGGCGAGCGCGACCAGGGCGTCGGCGATGAGCTTGAAGGTCTCCGCCGCCTCTTTGTCCGTGGGTTGCCACAGCGGCGGATAGTCGACGCAGTAGCCGTCGAGCACGATGCCGTCGGTGGGGCCGCCGTCGGTCGCCATCAAGACACGTGTCAGGTGTTCGATCTGCGGTGTGAGGTCCTTCGTGCGCTGCGCCGCTACTTGGTCGTACCAGCTTCTAATGTCACTCTCGCCGGTCGCGTTCATGCCGGCCGGGCTTCTGCCGAACAACACTGTGACGGGCATGCCGGCAGCGCTCGAGACTCGAACCATGAACCGATCGAGCAGCTCGGGAATGCCGCTGAATGGAGTAGCAACACGCTCGAAGCTCTCACGCTCGTCGAGCACGACAGCTCGAGCAACGCTGCGGCCGATGTCGAGCCAGCGCATGCGGAGGCGCATCTTTTCTTCGCCGGCCGCAGTGACAAGCTGCATGAGGTTCGCGAGCTTGATGACGGCCTGCGACGCGTCGGTCATGAGGTGCGCCGCACCCATCCACGTCGCGCTGAATGCCTGCATCGCCACAAACACGCGTTGCAGGATCGAGTCGTCCCAGTAGAACGCGCTCGAGGCGCCCCAACGTGAGGTGTGCACACCTCGGAACTTGAGCAACCTCGACTCATGCACGAGCGCGTCGGTGAGCGGTCGAGGTGCCACGGGTCGGCCGCTGCCGACGGAGGTGTAAGGCACCGTCGACGGGATGAGCCTGTAGAGCTCTACTTGGCCAAAGTTGGGCGCCTCAATGTCGTCATAGTATTGGGCGGCCTCGAGCTCGGGCCGACGCAACACGTGCAGGTGAGTGAGCGCGCGAACGTGGTCGAGCTCGAGCGGCTCGTCGAGCTCGCCGCCATCGTCGACGCCGAGCAGCACAGCGCCGAAACCGTAGAGCCTCGCCCAGATCCAGGCCTGCACGAGCGCCTCGGGGGCCTTGAGGGCCTTGAGGGCGTTGTTGATGTCCTTGGCGGTGGCGGCCGGGTCGGCGACGTCAGCGGCGTCGAGCGAGATGCTAAACCCTGACCGCATGGCGTCTTGCGGCAGCTGCTCGACGATGCGCGCGCACAGGTCGTCGCCGGTGTGCATGGCCTCGAGCATGGCGTCGGACAGCTGCGCCGGCAGGGTCGGCCGCTGCGTGGTGAGCTTGTCGCGCACGGTGCCGAGGGCGGTGACGAAGTTTTCCCAGCCGTCGAGGTGAAGCATTCAGGGTCCTAGGGCGCGAGGGCACACGAGCACATGGGCGCACGGTATCACGAGCGCACGTCAGGCGGGCAGGGCCTCGAGGCCGGCGAGGTACTCGCCCATACCGCCGGCGAGGCACCAGCGGATTGCTTGGGTTTGCGCGTCGACGCGGTCGTTGGCGACTCCTCGAGGAAACCGTTGATGCTCGAGCGCCCAGTCGAGGATCCAGGGCGCGAGCGAGGGGTCAGGTAGCCGCACGCAGTCGGAGGCAAACACGGGCTGCGTCGCGTAGGCCCTCGCGATCTTGGAGCCGTCGGGCTCGATGGCGAGGACGCCGGGCACTTCGTTGCGCAGGGTCTCGATGACGGCCGGTCCGTTCGCCTTGTCCTCGACGAGGACGGCGGCGTGCTCGGGGTAGCGTGCGATGAGCGTGCGCGCAGCGGCGACGGTGCCGAGGAAGTCTAAGTGATCGCGGATTTCATCTAACAGAAAGAAATAGGGGGGCTTGTAGAGCCACACTTGGCCGGCGACGTAGGACGCTGTTTCGTGGCTTTTGAACGCGCAGTCGAAGCTGATAACCACGAGTCCGCCCTCGGTGCGCGGTCGCATCAAATAGTAGTTCTTGAACCATTCGGCGCGGTAAATCGCGCCGCCCTCGGGTACGGGGTCTTGCTGATCCTGCGCTGCCCACCCATCAGGGCCGAACTCTTTCTTGCGCCGCTCAACCTCGGCCTCGTTCCATCGCGCAGGGCACAGCAGCTCGCCGTCGGTGGTGCGAGGGTCGAGCCATCCGAGCGGCGTCGGGTCGCGTTTCGCTCGCACGCTGTAGCGCATCGGAATCGACAGCACTGCATAGCCTTGCTCTTTCGCGATGCCGGCGAGGTCGCGGTCGTGCACGCGCTGCATGATGATGGTTCGCGAGTTGTTCCCAGGTAGGACGCGAGACGCCATCGTTTCAAACCACCAGCGCTCACAGCGCGCGAGCGCCGCCGGCGAGTGCGCGTCGAGCGGTTTGATCGCGTCGTCGACTACTTGGCGATGCGCGTGAAAACCTGTCGGCGAGCCGCCGACGCCGAGCGCTTGGCGTATGCCGCCCTTGCTGTTTTGGAGCCAGTTTGCGAGCCATCGGCCTCGAACTGGCGACCACTTGTCACCCCACAGCTCGCGATACCAGTCAGACTCCCACAGGCCTCGGCAGCGAATAGAGTCACGCACGGCGAGCGTGTCGACGTAGGCCCCAAATTGCCACTGACTGCCGGGGTTCCAGGTCCATTCCCAACAGGGCCACATGACACAAACGGTCGTGCTCTTGCTCGAGCCGGGCGGCACGTTGATCACGAGCCTCGGCAGCTGCCCTCGTGACTGCGCCTCGAGGTGTTCGCACAGCGCAGCGAGGTGCCAGTTGTCGACGAGCTCGGCGTTGGGCACGACGAGCGGCCATGCCATCTTGACGAACTCGTGCAGCGTAGCAGGGCGTCGCGCTTGCCTCTTAGCGCGGCGCAGCTGCTCGGCGAGGATCGCTGTTAGTCGGTGTTTCGGATGCGCCACATGACTGTGAGGTCAGCCGTTGCGCGGTCCGGGGTCAGCGAACGTCAGACGCACGCCGTAGAGGCGGTTAGTGCCGGCGACGTTTCCCTTGATGGTGACGCGCACTATGTAGCTGTAGGCGGAAGGGTCGAATGTCTCGGTGATCGGTGAGAGCAGTGAGATAGGGATCGCTTTGGCGGCGTCGAACGTTCCGGCATTGCGCGTGCCGATGTTTTCGTAAATGGGGGGCGTGCTGTTTGGGGCGTCGAAGTCTCGCGCTAGCTTGAGCACGACGAAACCGTTGGCGTGCCCTGAATCAGGGCTCATTTGCAGCACGTGCACATTCCAGCTCGTGCAGCCGCGGGGAATGTGCACGGGATACTCAAAGAAGCGATCGGCGCCGGGCACAGTGGCGAGGTAGCCGGCGAATACGTCATAGCCGACGCCGATGTCGCCGCCGAGCTCGTCGCCGGACAGAAGCGGCAGCTGTACCAAGCGGTTGGGCTGGCCGCTCACCACTGTGTGCACGATGTCTACGGACGGGTAGAGCTCGAGCGTCGCGCCCTGCACACGCATGTCTTGGGCGATGACAATCGAAGTGCTGCGCATGGCTGCGGCGACGACGTTGTCGGCGTCGATGTCGTTGGCAGTGAGCTTGGCGGTGCCCGTGATCGTGACGGGTCCGTCGAGCGTCGTGGTGACGCCGGGGCCGGTGCCGGTGACATGCAGCGAGGTCGCCGAGAGGGCGCCGAAACCTCCGCTTGACCAGTTGCCGTCCGTCCATGTAGCGGTGCCGGCCGCGTGCCACATGAGGTCGAGCACGTCGGACAGCGAGCCGCCTCGCAACGCGATGCCTGCGGAGGGTCCGCTCGTGTCCTCGGATGCCCATTGCGTCCCGTTCCAACGTGCGTTCTGCACGATGACCCAGCGGCGGGTACTGCCGGACGAGCCGACATACAAGTGCACGTGGCGGGTGGTGCCGAGCGAGAAACGGAACAGCAGCTTGTATTGCGTGCTTGCGCCGTCGGCGTTCGTGGTGACGTCGATGACTGGCGTGGTCGCCGAGGGGTTGGCGGCGTTGATGGCGAGGTCGGTGACGGCCTCGCCACTGAATACGCGGGCGGCGTAGTCAATCCACTCGCCGGCGCTCCAGGTGAGCCAGTTGAGCCACTGTGCGGGGACGCGTTCGTTAGGCAGCCAGCCTGCGGCTTTCTTGCCGCTCGAGGGCTCGGTGTTAGTTCCTGATGTACTGAATCGAGGTGTGTTTGCTGTCGGTCGGGTGGCCATGAATGCGCCTTTCAGCGGTCGGAGGGGGGCGGGTCGCCGGCGATGATCTCGCCGAGCTCGGTGAGCGTGTCGAGTGCGGGGCCGGTGCGCTGATAGCCGAGGCGGGCGAGCTCGGCCTCGAGCTCCTCGTCGCTCATGTCGGCCGGCGCTTTCTCGACGCGCAGCGTTTGGTGCGTGCCGTAGCGCTTGGGAAAGCGGCGCTCGAGCAGCCAGGCCGCAGCTCGCCAGCTTTCCATCGCTCCCCACTGCACGTGCTGCAGCAGACTCGCCTCGACGGAGGCGAGGGCGCGGTCGAGCTGCGCGGCAAACTCGACGTAGGGCTGCTCGCCGAGCTCGGCGCGGCGTCGCCAGTCGTAGAGCGTTTGGCGGCCGATGCCCTCGATGCGGCACGCAGTCTTGAGCGGCACCCACTGCGCGATCGAGGCGCATAGGCGGGTCACGAGCTCGGGGTTGTAGACGGTCGGCCGGCCTCGGTGCCGCTCGTGGCTGCTCGAGGTTTTCCGGGCAGGGGCGCCGTCAGTCTTTCGCGCGCGCGAGTGTACGGATTTGCCGCCGACAGCTGCGCGCGATTTGCGTTTGGTCTTGGCTGGCATGGTTACCTCTTAGCCGATGCCGAGCGTTTCGCTGTGGGCTTGCTGCGCGTGTAGCCGATGCACTCGTTGCACGGTGGCGGCGGCACGACGTCGATCGGCACGTCTTGCAAGTGCCCTCGCGAGCATTCGCAGCGCGCATAATCGTCGCCATCGCGAGGCTCGAGCTCGGCGACGATGCGCCAAGCAGGGCGGGTGTCGCGGCGGCTCTTGCTTTCTTCGTAGCGGTCGGTGCGAGCGAAGAACTCGTCGATAGGCACGGCGCCGCCGGTGGCCGCTGATAGGCGCTGAGCTGTTGCCCAGCGGGGCAAGCATCGGCCGCGCACGATGTTGTGCATGGCCTTGTAGCTCAGCTTGCTCGCAAGCTGCAGCTGCGTGAGTCCGCCGGGGTGCTGTTCGAGCCAGTCGTCGAGCTTCATGGTCGCCCTCGATGTCATGCGCCGCGTGCCTTTCTCTTGTGCTCAGCCTCGCCCTCTAGCTCGCGCTTGAGCTCGGCGAGCTCGGCGCGGCGGTCACGTACGTCACGACGGAGCGTGATATCGTCCCGCACGAGGGCGTCATACCTGCGCTGCAGTCGGTCGATGCCGGCCTCGAGCTCGAGCCGCCGCTGCTCGACAGCGAGGGCGAGCTCGCGGGATCTCGCCTTGAGGTAGGCGGCAGTCGAAGCGGCACGCGCGCGGATGGCGTCGGGGTCGTGCTGCGCGCACGTCGAGTGCTGCGGCATGGCGAGGTTGAAACACCGGGCGCCGGTGCTGAGAGTGAGCGCTTCACAGCGCCGGATACCGCGCGCGTCGTCGTCTTTGGCGCGCTCGGCTCGGCGCTCCTCGGCATACGCTACGCGCTCGGGAATGTGTGCGTAGCACTGCGCTCGGCCGCACATAGTCACAGCGCGGCAGCGCGTGTCGCCACGCACGAAGTCGCATTGACGACCGGGCTTTAGCGGGTGCCTCATGCTCGAGGCCTCCGCAGGGTGCGCGGCGGGGCCTCGACGAGCTCGCAACGCAAGCGGGCCTGTAGCTCGGCGCTGCGTCGGCACACGTAGCCGAGGCATATGGCCGCCGATGCGTCGGGACCGGGCGGCACGTGCTCGGCGAGGCCGGCCTCGGCAGCGATGCGCCGGGCGGTGATCTGCTCGAGGCTGCGCTGCTCGAGGCGGGGCAGGTTGCCGCCGCCGAACAGCGTGCGGCGCCACTCGCGAGCTTGGAGCTCGAGCACGGTGCGCTCGTGCGCGTCGGCGTCGAGCCAACTGTCACGCCACAGGGCGACAGACTGCGCGAGCGAGATGATGGTGCCGAGCGGTCCTCCCCAAGGGGCCTCTAGCGCGATGGCGGCCGGGCGCTCGAGGCGGCGAGCGAGGGCGAGCGTTTGCGCGACGATGGCGCGGCGGTCGGCAGTGCGAGAGGTGCGGATCTCACCAAACGCGACGAGGCCGCCGCAACGGTAAAGCGCCCAGCCGGCGCCGTGCGCGGTGTCGACAGCGAGCAGCACAGCGTCGAGCGGCTGCATGGTCTGCACGAACGGGGCCGACTTGCGGCGACGTAGCCGCAGAATCTGCCAGGGCTTGCGAGGTGGTAGGGTCGGACGGGTCATGGTGCTCGAGGCTTAGGCGGGTTGTGAGGTGCCAGGAAACAGCCGCAGGGCTCGCACACGCTGAGGGTGCCTCGAGCGTCGAGTGCCGTGACGGTGACCCATAGAGGGCGCTTGCAGCGAGGGCAGACGCGGTCCAGGTCGGGGCAAGCGTGGCCGAGCTCGAGCCGCACGCGACGCCCTCGGCACAAGCAACGGCCGCACAGGGTCATGCATGGCGCTTGCTCTTGCCGTTGGTGCGCGCAGCGGCCTCCGATTCGTCTGGGTCGACGTCGTTGACTAACGCCCAGATGCGCAGATAGGTCTCACGATCCAGAACCGTGCGCGCGGCTTGAACGAAGCGCAGTGCATCGTCTTTCGTGTCGAGCGGCGTCCGGTTGGCCGAACCGATCCGTCTGCGCAGACTGCCGAGCTCTGCTTGTATCCACTGACTGCGCTGGCTTTTCCTGCGCAGAGTGGCCGTTGCTTTCCGTGCCCATTCTGGCCCACGTATCGACGCGGCGATCGCATCGTCAAGCTGGGTTCGTATGCTGGCAATCTCGCGATCGTTGGCAACCTTTTCGTCGAGTAGCCGCTGGCGTTCGGCGATGAGCTGCTCGCGTGTCGGAGCGGCTGCTTTGTATATGAGCGCCGGGCGTTCACGCATGGCGCTTGCTCTTGCCGTTGGTGCCGTTGCGCGCAGCGGCCGGAACGGGCGGCGGCGAGGCCGGTGGCTGGCCGGGCATGCGGGTCACTGTGTAGTGCGTGGCGACGCTGAGCAGGTCAGCGAGCGGCGCGAGCTCGACGGTGTGCTCGAGCATGCTGAGCGACATGCGGGTCGTGATGATGGTGCGCCGGCGGCGCTTGCGCTGGTCGACGATCACGGCGAGCGCTTCCATGAGGGTCGCTTGGCGCTTGTCGTTCGATAGCCGCTCGAGCCGGTCGATGACGAGTAGCGGCGCGTTGCGGTAGCGCGCCCAGTCCTCGGAGTCTTCGCCATAGTGCGCGCTGTAGGGCGCGAGCAGGTCGACAGCCGACACCCACGAGCTGGTTGCTCGGCTCGCGGCGAGCGCAGCGGCGGCAACGGTCTTGCCGCTGCCGCCGGCGCCATGCAGCACGAGCAGCGCGGTAGGTCGCTTGTCGGGCTCGCGTTCGCCGGTGTGCCACTCGTTGACGGCGGTGACGGCCTCGGAGGCCTCGAGCTTGCCTTGCAGGATGGCGCCGAACATCGCGGCATCGATCGGCGGCTCGAGGCGCTGCAGCGTGTGCAGCCGCAGTCGGCGCTCGGCGACCAGGGCCTCGAGCTTCTGCTGCCGCTCATACTCCTCGGTCGGCGGGAAGGTCCTGTCTACGCGGGCGAGGATGTCGGCGAGGCAAGCTGTAAGCTTCGCTTGTCGGTTGGGCGGCGGCTCGGTCATGTGTGCGCGTCCTCGGTGGTGAGCCAATCGGGGTTTCGGGCGGCGTCGGCGGCGTACTCGTCGTCGCTTGGCGCGCGCATGGGGCTCGAGCTCGAGCTCGTCGCCTCGAGCTCGAAGGGCAGCCGACCGTCGAGGTAGTCTTGCCAGTAGTCGGCAAAGTGTTGCGGCTTCAAACAGCGCTCTTTCAGGGTGCCGGCGCGCATGTGCGGCAGCACGAAGCGGCGCACGGCGGCGAGCTCGGCGTCGGGTCGAGCGCCGATGATGCTGTAGGCGCGTTGCCACTTGCCGCCGAGCGGCTGCATGACTCGGGTCGAGCCTGCGCTCGCGAGCACGGATTGCAGCCACCGATAGCCGCGCTGAGCTCGAGCGGCGCCGGGGTCGCTCGGTGCCTCGCTCGGGTCGAGCTGCTCGTCGTCGAGCTCGTAGTGTCGGTCGGCGTCGTCGGGTTCTTGCGCTCGTGCGTGCGCGCGTTCTTGCGGTGTTTCAAGAGTGGTTGTGGTCTCAGTAGAGATCTTAATTTCTCCCTCTCTGAGATCTGAGAACGCGCGCGCGCGAGCGTGACTTGTCCCGTGACTTGTCCCGTTCGTTGGGCGTGACATGTCACGCTGCGGTGCGTGACTTGTCGCGTGACTTGTCACGCCATTCGAGGCGCGCTTGCGGTCGCGCTGCCGGCGCTTGCGCCTCGCCTCGGGTGATGCCTGCGACGCGTGAAACCTCGGCAAAACGAGGGCGCCTCGAGCGTCGCGAGCGAGCTCGCCGAGCTGCTCGAGCGTGTCGATGGCGCGCTCGACGAGGCGCCTCGGGATGTCGACGAACTCGGCGACGGCGGCGAGCGTGAGCGGTGCGCCGAGCTCGTCGGTTAGTGTGACGGCCTCGAGCTCGCTGTGTTCAGCGGTATGCGCAGTGCGACATGTCACGGGACATGTCACGGGACACGTCACGCGGTCGAGTGCGTGCTGCGCGAGTAGCAGCATGCCCGCACGCACAGCGCGGCCGATGCCGTCGAGCGGCGAGCCGGGGCCGTAGTAGTGGCTCGTGTAGCGCACGGTGCTCGAGCGCTGTTGACCGATGCGTCGGCGGGGCCTACTCATAGAGCTCACCCCAACGAGGGCGCGGCACGCATTGCCACGTGTCGCGCCTTGTCTTCGTGGCTGCGGTGGTACTGCGCGCAGCGCTACGCACGCCGAGCCGCCGCCGACGGCTGCGACTCGCGGCGCTTGCGGGTCGGCTTGGCGGCGACGGGCTTGGTCCTCGGCTTGCGGCGCGGTGTGCCGCATATCTCGGCGATCGAGACGCTGCCGTCCGTCGCCTCGGAGAGGCGGCGAGCGGTGTCGTAGTCGGGCGAGCTCGTGCGCCGCACTGCTTTCTGCACGGCGGTGTAGCTCAGTCCGGTCGATACTTGCAGGCGCACCAGGGCGCCGGGGCCTTGTTCGTCAACCCATTGCTCGAGCAGCATGCGGCGACACTCTATGGCGTCGACGCTGTAGTCAAGCGGTTCGTGCAGTGCTGTGCGCAGCGCACACTTGCCCACTGCGCGCGCGTCGAGCGCCGGCGCTATAGCGGCGAGACTTCCGCTCATTGACGCGCACCCAGGGGCGTGAGTGACACTAAACTGAGCAAACGTCGTTGCGTCGGATAGCCTGAACAGGTTAGGTCCGGCGGCGAGCGAGGAGGGTCACAGCGAGCGATGTCTAAGCCACGCACGAGCACGAGCAACACGAGCCGGCGCGAGAAGCTAGAGGCGCCTAACCCCGAATCTGACCCCATGCTCGAGCCGACGATAGGCCGGCGGGTGTGGGCCGCGTACGTGCGGGCCGGTTACAATCGGCACACGTTCGCGGCGCAGCTCGGCATCTACTACACGACGCTGCAGCGCAGCGACGCAGGGTCAAGTCAGTTGACCCTGCCGCTCGTGATGCGGGCGGCGCTGCTGCTCGGTCACAGCATGGATGACTTGTGCTTTGGCAAGAACGGCCGAGCCGCAGCTCGAGCGCACGTCGACGCGTCGAGCGTCTTGCATGCCGTCGACGTCGATAGGTGGCTGCGGGTGCGGGGCAGTGGGAAGGCGTTCGCGCTGACCGTGAAAGGCGCGATCGCGAGGCTGGCGCGCCCTGTTACTTTGGATTGGCTCGAGGCTTTCGCCGAGGAGGTGCAGCGGTCCGGGGTGGGGATACAGGCGGCGTCGGACAAGGCTCTGGCGGCGGCTCTGGCGAAGGACTACGCGGCGCACGGGGGGAAGCGGGTAACAAGAAAATCGCGCTCTTTCCAGAACCGGGGGACGCGGTTAGAACCTTCCGAAGCAATCCCGAAGTCGAAGCGGTCGGCGCCGGCGAGGCGCCTCGAGCACGCTGACGATGAGCTCGAGGCCGAGCTCGTCGGGTAACCTCATAGCCGCAGTGCTCGAGTAGGGCGAGCTGCACGGCGGCGTGTATGCCAGGCGTGCCGTCGAGCTGCCCTCGCCACACGAGGTAAATGGCGACGGCATTCGAGAACGCACGCGCGTCTAGCTTGTTCGGGTCGTACTCGAGCCTCGTGGCGTCGTTGCCGAAGGAGTGCTGCGCGAGTACATCGCCAAGTCCGGTCTTGGGCGTGAGCTCGAAGCCGGCGCACTGTGCTGCGCGCTCGAGCGGCGTGAGTATCGAACTCGGCGCCAAGTAGCCGATGCGATCGCGAACGAGCGCGCGCGCTCGAGCTCGTAGGCCTCGGTTGGCTGCACTCGCGAATCGTCCGTCGTAAGTCTCGGTGCGAATGACCTGGATGCTGGTCAGCGTGTGCGGCATTTGACCTCCCCTTACGTCACATGTGTCTCACACCTCTGCGGCGCGGTACACCGGCGCCAAGCGAGCGGCCGATCGATTTTGCCACACGCCCCTACACTGTGGCCGCTGTGCAACTAGAGCGTCGACACTGTAGTGTTTAGAGCATGCAACCACGGATCCGCTCGGTGTGGTGCTCGCGGCAAACGGTCGTCGAGCTGCGCGACTCGAAGCGGTGGCAGTTGCGGCGGCCTGTCGTGCTGCCGGCCGGTTTCGACGTAGTCGACGGTGTCGTCGAGCAGCAGCTCGAGGGCGAACGCAGCGAGCCGGTGGTGATGTGCTCGCGGTCGAACGAGGCGGCGCCGACGAGGCCGGCGCTCGTTCGCTGCCCCTACGGTCGGCGGAATGACTGGCTGTGGTGCCGTGAGGCTTATCGACTCGAGGGCGCTCGACAGTCTAGACACGTTGCCTATGAGGCTGACTCTTTGGAGTCAGCGTCAGGCGGCACGCGGTGGATCTCGGCGCTGCTCATGCCGGTCGGCGCCGCTCGGCTGTGGCTGCGCATCTACAACGTGCGGGCCGTGCTGCTCCAGTCGATAAACGACTTTGACGTTAGCAGCGAGGGCGTGGCGTGCCCTATGCATGACACAGCGCACAGTTACTGCTTGTCAGGTGAATGTGAGGTCAGGCGTGCGGCGTTTGTCGAGCGTTGGGATGCGCGTTATGGAGCGACGCCGGCGAGGTGGTCGTGCAATCCGTGGGTGTGGGCGGTGAGTGTGACGAGGCATTCCCCGCAAATGGCACGGATAGCGCGCGAGCAGGATGCGGCTGCGCTCGAGGCTGAGCGCATGCGCGATCCTCGTAGCCGAACGAGTCACGGGGCTCGAGCGGCGGCGAGACGGTGAAATAGTCCTAGTGTTGGCGGTTCGATTCTGTCGTCGCCTCGAGCACGAGGGCGCGCGCGTGCTTGAGCAGTAGCGCTCGAGCACGCGCGCGCTCGAGCGCGCAAGGGTGCGCATGCTCATGAGCTCATGAGCACGTGTGCCCATGAGCACGAGTCACGGCGATCCGTCGAGCTCGGCGGCCGGCGGCTCGAGGCGCCGGCGGCGATTGCGGGAAAGCGTGCGCGATGTCCACCACTTGCGCAACTCGAGGCTCGACGCTCGAGTTGCGAGCAGTGGCTCGAGTGCTGCAAAAAGCTTGCGCTTTTTCTAGGTTGCGGCCTCTGATGGCGCACACGCGCCGAGGCATGAGGCCTGCGGCGCATAGCGAGACGCCCCGCTGTTGGAAGCAGCGAGGCGTCGATGAATCGGGCGGGCTGGACAGCCACACGCGGGGATTCGATGGCGAGTGAAGCAGATAGCGGGAACGGTGGCAAGAACTCGAGCGTGCGGGCTCGAGTCGAGGAGATGGTCGCGCGAACTGGCGTCGGGGGGCCTCGTGTCCCATGCTGGCGGGCAGGTCAGCTTCCGATGCCTAACGTGTTCCTCGCCGCCGGTGTATTCGGGATGGCGCCAGTCCAGGCGCCGCCGGCGATGGTGCACCGCATGCAGCTCGAAGCGGCGCCGGGCTATCGGGTGCACTACACGGGGCGGCTGTTGAATCAGACGCACGGTGATCTTGTCATGGCGTTGATGAAGCTCGCCGGCGGAGCCGAGGAAGGCGCGACGCTGAGGGTGCGCTCGTGTGACCTTGAGCGCGTACTCGAGCGCAGCACCGGCAGCTACAATCGCGAGCTCCTGCGCGTGCTGCTCGGCGACATAACGGCCGCGGTGCTCTATGTGCGGTCGAGCTCGGGCTATCACTACGGGTCGCTGTTGCCGTTCGGAGCCGAGCACGGCGACGTGCACACGCTGAGCGTCAACCGGGACATGATGAGGCTCGCGCACGGCGGGTTTACGCTTATCGATCGCGAGGCGCGGAGGCGGCTCTCGCGCAAGCCGCTCGCCCAATGGCTGCAGCTGTACACTGCTTGGCACGAGTCACAGGGCGTGCGGTCGGTCGAGCTCGCCGACGTCGAGCGAGTCTCGCGCTGCGCGATGGAGCGCCGCAAGCTGCGGTTTCGCACGCACGCAGCGCTCGATGCGCTCGGCGAGGCTGGCGTGCAGCCGTGGCGGCTCGGTGCGGATGACTGGCTGCGGGCTGCGTGAGCCGGCCTCGGCCGTTGTGAGTAGTTGAGAGGCGCCCTCGCGACGATCGCGGGGGCGCTTTTTTGCTCCGTCGGCGGCTCGGCGACGGATGTGGATAACTTGTCATCCGTCCCAAGCTTTGGGGGACGTTAGAGGAACGCTCGAGCGACGTTAGAGGAACGCTCGAGCGACGTTAGAGGAACGCCCCCCCATTTGGCACTCGCGCGCGCGCGCGCATGTTGGGGCGCTCGCACAGCAAGATCTCCGTCCGTACGGCTCTGCAGATCTGCAGACTCCGAGAAATCGGAAAGACTCTGAGATCTCGCTCTGCCTGCGGCGTCTAAGAGCTGCCGCCTATTCTCTCGGTGTCTTGAAACCGCGCACGCGCGAGCGTATCGGCGCCGCCGTGGGCGTCAAGTTATTTACGACGGCGCTCGAGTGGCGGCGCTCGAGTCGAGCCGCTCGAGGTGTGCGCGAGAGGCTTGTGAGGAACGGGTCGAGCCGAGGCCTCGGCGATGGCGCCGCTGACGTCAGGGCGGCAGCTCGTGCGCGCAAGCGGTCGTGTTAGGCTGGCCGCATGCGTGAGCGTCGGCCGCGGAAGGGTTCGCACTGGGTCGAGGTGGCGGGGCCGCCTCTCGATGACTGTCCCGTCAGCTACTGGAAGCGTAGCGGGGTGACGGTGATCTCGTCGCTCGAGGTGGCGACGCTGCCGGGGCAGCCTGAGCGCGAGGGCGCGCAATGGCATGTGTCGGTGTCGTACCGCTCGAAGCGGCCGGCAGCGGAGCACGTCGCGCGAGCGCTGCGCGACTTCGGGGTCGTCGGCGCCGAGCTCGACAACCACGAGCCGGGGATCGCGCAACACTTTTGGATGGTGGTCGAGCCGGCCGATCGGCGTGACTGTGACTGCAAAGAATCCGAGGCGGTGCTCGTCGAGGCGGACGGATACACCTGGACTAACCCGCACGAGCCGAGCGAGTGCCGAGGGTGCGCGTACGAACAGCAGACCGGGATCCGCCGCTGTCCGCTGCACTCGCCGGCGGCGTAAGGCCTAGTTGCGCAGCGGTCGCCGCTATACTAGGTTGTAG